CACGGACGAAACACGCTACGTTCCTGGTGCTCTAGCATCCACCAGTCACGAATGTCAACTACGATATCAGGCTTGAAATCCACCACGGCAGAGTTGAATTTATACTCACCAAACTGGTTGGTGTTCTGGCCCCGTGCCCTCGGGTGAGGACACGGCTGTTGGAACGCCTGTGCTTCAGCTTCGTTCCCAGGCATTACGGCATAGAACTTCCAACGCCCCTTGATGAACGACTGAATGCGAGGGTCATCGCCCTTAGCATAGCTGCCTAGCTCAGCAATCTCGTACTTGCCAGTGGCGGCAAGACGCTGAAGTAGTTCTCGGTAGTAAGTAGAGAAGCCCGTGCTCAAAAAGCTGGCTTCACCACAGAATAGAATGCGTTTCTTACTCATCAACTCTCTTCCTTGATCTTGTGCTCGATCCTAGCCGTAAGATCTCGTTCGACCTCATAGACTTTTCTTCTTGAAATGTCGAGAAGGGTCGCGACGGCCTGAGCGTTCATGCCGCCCAAAATCTTCTCGTGCAAGATTGTCTTCTCCATCCGATTGGTAGGAATATCCTCTAGTAGAGCCTCGATGGAACGCATTTCTGTGTCCATCAGGTCCGCGTTTTCCGCGTCCATTGACATGTTGCGGCCAGCATAGGCCAGTCGCAAATCTCGTACGTGATTCTCGTCAAATCGTCTCTTCAGTGACTCGGTTAGCTCGACCGCGATCTCTGCGTCCGTCTTGCCCCTAGCTACCATACGGTTTACTCGTGCGGCGACCTCAGTCACCCGCCTATCGACCGTAAATACACCTAGGAAGCACGCCGCCTCATTGTAGATAGCTCGACGAGCGGCTTGTCCTACGTATGCTTTGATGTTTGTGCCACACGAGGGATCATATACACGAATAGCATTCAAGGCTGCCATGGCACCTACTTGAAATAGATCGTCTTCGCCAATAACTGACGAAGACTTTACGGCAGATCTGGCTACCCCTCGGATGAGGTTTCCATAATCGCTAAGTAGACGAACTACTTCTTCTTCCGGTGTTTCTACCATCATTATGTTCTAGCTACGTATAGTGTCAAGAGTTTGTTGCTCTTTTTTTCACAGGTGTTTTGATCTGTTTCTTGAGCCAGACACTAGGAACGGAGAATGGGTACAGAGGCTCCCAACCGTCTTTGGCCTCTTCGTTGATTGTCTCTAGGACCATATCATTTACCAATTCGATCTTGGCTAGCCCCATCTGAACCATCTGCATTTGTTCTTCGTTCAGATCCAGAGTCACATACTTGTATTCATATTTCATGTTAATCTCGTAATTGTATTGGCGAGTAACGACCCTCCGTCGTCTTGCTTGCCGCGAATTCTGATGACATTGCCACTCTCTAGCAGCCTTTTAGCCTTCTCAAACTGACGAGGGAAAACAACAACATTGTCCATGGCATAGGTGTCGTCATGAACCGTCAAGAATGCCATGGGGTCACCCTTTTTAGTAAGAATTTCTTTGACGGAATCAATGCATACCGCAATCTCGAATGCCATATCGGTCTCACCAGACTTGATGAGATCCACGCACTTGTGTTGCGATTTGTAAATGTCCGACTCGCTGCCACTCAGCGAAATACCAAGGTAGTGCTTTTCCCACGCAATACGTTGAGCCTTGTTGTCAAAAATCTCTTCCGCTTCGTAGTCTTGGAGGAGGTCACGGATGCGTTCGCGACGACGCACGTTAGGAATTTTGACACCATACTTCTCTTTGATTTGGGGAGCCTTGGTCTCGTCGGACAGAGATCGCATAAACCGCGTCCAGTCTACGATCTCAGGAAGTTCTTCGCGTAGCGTATTGATGGCTTCGACTTCGAGAGGCGTCAGCCCGTCGATCAAACGATAGCGTGCCATCGAACGAATACGGTGCTCTTGCCAGTTGTCAAACGCACCGCCGCGAATCAGTGCGGTAATCACGGCACTGTTGACTTTTGTCTTGTTCGTTGCCAGCAACCATAGTACGTCATCGACCGTACCACACTTCTTAGAGTGCCGCACAAGGTCATCGACAGCAGTTCGTCCCACGCCCTTGAGGGCACTGAGTCCAAAGGCGATACTTCTGTCGTCGGTGATATCGAAGTCTTTATTACCGGCACTCACGCGAGGCGGCGTTACTTCAACGTCGAAAAGCTTAGCGTCATACACCAGGGCACTGAGTTTGTCATAGTCGCCTTCTGAGTGACGCAGTTTGGCACATAGAAACTCTGTCGTGTAGTTGGCCTTTAGGTATGCGGTCTCGTATGCGAGCAAGGCATAGCCGACGCCGTGAGACTTGTTGAATCCGTAACCAGCGAACACCTCAATGTAGTTCCAGATGTCGCCAGCCGTCTCTTTATCTACGCCACTCTTCATCGCCCCCTTGACGAACATACTCTTCCATTTACGCATTTCCTCAGGCTTCTTCTTGCCCATGGCCTTACGCACCTTGTCAGAGTCGATCAGAGACATGCCAGCAATCTGCTTGCAGATCTCAATAACTTGCTCCTGATATAACAGACCGGAGTATGTGTTCTTGAGAATGGGGATCAACATGTCGTGAATGTATCCAGGCTCCTCGCCCTTCATCTTCACGCTCCTATATTGATTGTGCATACCACTCTCCATCGGTCCAGGTCGAATCAGAGATACAAGGTCACTCAGTTCTAGAATAGTTTTGGGCTCTAGATTTTTACTCCATGTCCGTCCAAGCTGTTTCTCAATCTGAAAAATGCCGGTAGTAAATCCTTGTCCTAGCATATAGTATGTCTTCAGGTCATCAAGCGGCATAGACTTGCGTGTAAGGGTAATTCCATGACGCTTCTCTACAAGCTCTCTGGTAACCTGGATGTCATCTAGTGTTGTCAATCCAAGAATATCTAGCTTCAGCAAACTAAGACTATCAACGGTCCCCATGTCCCAGCCGAAGATCATGCTACCATCACGAGAGCGGGTCAGCGGGTAGGCACTATCTTCAAACGGTTCATCGGAAATCACGACGGCGGCAGCATGCAGGCCCGTTGACTTGTAGCATCCCTCTAGAGCACGGGCAATCTTGAACCACGGCCCGTACTTCTTCTCATACTCCTGTAGCTCTGGCACCTTTTCAATCGCGGCAGCCAACGTGATCTGAGTGTGGTCTTCACCTTTCGTGGGCACCAACGCCGTGATACGGTTGGCCTCATCAAAGGGCATATCAAATACATGGAACACGTCCTTGAGTACGGCACGGGCCTGTAGTCCGTTGAATGTAACGAGTTGAGCAACATTACCTGTTCCAAAACGTTCACGCACATACGTCAGAACGGCCTGTCTTTTAGAACGCGGCACGTCAGTATCGATATCGGGCAGTCCACCACGACCCTTGTTCAAGAAACGCTCCCAGATCAGACCGTACTTGAGGGGATCGATCTCAGTAATACCTAGGACACAAGAGACAAGACTTCCCCCCGCACTGCCGCGTCCAGGCCCAAGAATGATATTCTTGCTACGCACCCAACTAATCACGTCGTGAACGATCAAGAAATAGTCAGCGAACCCCATGTCGTCAATGTCTGACAATTCACGATCAAGTCTCTCTTGGTACGTTTCGTGACCGTCGCCCTCAGAAGGGTCAAATCCCAGCGTGACCATACCTTCAGCCGATAGCTCACGCAAGTACTCCATGGCAGTCTTGCCATCGGGAATAAACTTGTACTTGGGCAAACGACGCTTCTTGACATCAATGTCAACGTTGCAGCGTTCGGCAATGGTCGCGGCAGCGTCCAGCTCCTCTTGTGTCAAATCGGTTTCGAGCAACTCCTCTTCGCTCTTGAGATAGAACTCTTCTTCATCAAAGACGGAGCCCGAAGCTTTGTTATACTTGTTTTTGTCCATAGCAAGCAGCGTCTTATGTGCCTCGGCATCAGACTGCTTGACGTAGTGAACGTTGCCAGTGGCTACGGTCTGCAAACCATACTTCGTAGCGATACCACGAAGACGCTCATTGATGATGGGCTGCGACTCGTGTCCAGTGTCCTGAGTCTCTAGGAAAAAGTTCTCGGTACCGTACAGGGCTACAAAACGCCTCACCATAGCCTCGGCACGGAAGCGGCCAGCGGCCTCTCGCACAAATCCCTCGTTATCAAGCTTATCGTATAGGTAGTACGACACGGCACCGTCCAGACTACTGCCCGACAAACAGATCACACCCTCATTGTACTTTTCAAGAGTGTCAAAATCTACCCTCGCACGATAGTAAAAGTGATCAGGGTCCTGTGCCTCAGACACAATGCGTGCGATATTTCTCCAGCCCGCCTCATTCTCAGCGAGAAGAGTCAAATGATACGCCTGACGAATCTTGTGCGACTTGCTTTCAGAAACGTCATCACAGAACAGAACGTCCACACCAAGGATGGGCTTCACGCCAGCATCCTTACAGGCAGTGTAGAATTTGATCGCATTAAATACGTTGGAATAGTCCGTCAAGGCGATAGCGGGCTGTCCAAGTTCTTTTGCCTTACTGACCAGTTCATTGATGTCAGCAGACCCGTAAAGCATAGAAGCTTTCGAGTGAACGTTCAGGTGTACAAATGTCATTGTGTCAATCTATCGGGGTTTACTTGTCCCTTGCCCTTGCGGCCATAGTCCCTATCTGTCGGCTTCTCGATCCGTTCGCCAGGCTGACGGCTTTCGTCTACGTTACGCTTGTTTCTTCTTTGCAGCCTCTTCAAACGCTCTCTGTTCGCCTTGTCAGTCCTGCTGTCTTCAAACTCTCCAGTGCTCTTATTCAGGCGACTAGACGTAACAGGCTCAATGCCAGCCTTGTCCCAGAGGTCACCGATCCGAGTTTTAGTCCTAATGCTATGTACCGTGTTCTTGGTGAGCACTGCCTTGTTCGCCGCTTTGAGTTTACAGTTGCAGAGTTTACCATTCTCACCTACATGATTGCACGAAATGTCCTTGCTGTCAATGAGTTCCGGCAACTCTTCGATGCTACCATCAACATTCACGAAGTCTGATCTACTAAAGCGTACGTGCAGCATTTCTCCCAGCACGCTGATAACGCTTAGATGGCCACGATGACATCTGTACGGCTTGCACGTACCAAAACGTGTCTCTCCGTCCAAAATCACAATCGGCTCGTTGACATTCTCAAGCTCTCTGCACTTAGGGCATACCGCCTTGAGCTTAGGGATCTGACGTACCAACTTTTCCTCACCCTTACGAGTCAGGAATAGCTCGCTAATGTGTCCGTGCTTCCAGCATCCAATCTCAACTCTATTGGGCATCTGCTTCCTCGTCCTTTTCATCCCAGAGGTGATCGATCACACCCCACTCCTGTGCTTGTTCGGCACTAAAGTACACGTCTTCTTTGCGGTTACAAATCTTACGCCAAAACGCAGCGTCCTTATTCGTATACTTACCCATGAGATCATACCAGATATCCCATAGACGTTTCATTTCTTTGAGTTCAATCGCAGTCTGATGCATTGTCATGTCACTGTCGCAATCAGAACTAAGGGCATGAACCATGAATGTAGTATTGGCACCCGCCCAACGTTCGCCCCTCGTGCCGCACGCCACCAGCAAAACAGCAGAAGACATAACCTTGCCAACACCCATAGTATGGACAGGGCACTTCAGCGTTCTCGTGACATCGTGCAAAGCGAACATATCATAGACGTGTCCACCATACGAACAAATACGTAGCTCAATCTTGTCGTAACTCTTATTTTCGTTCTCCATCAAGTACATACCCTTGATGATGGTGCCAATGCTATCTGGATCAACGTCACCCGTCAAGAAGATATAACGATTAGCAATATCCACCCCGTATTCAAAATAAGCTTCAATCCAGTCTTTAGTAATCTTTGTCATTGTCCGTCTTCCACTTTGAAACGACCCTTCCAAGTATCCTTACACACATTACTGTCGCACAAGTACTTGCACGTAAAGGCCACCTGACCAAATCTCGTTTTCGTCTCTAGCTCCTCATCGTTCCGAACGATTCTATCGATCCATTCGGTCTGCTCAATCTCGTGAATTTTATCCACCACAAATTTCTCAGTCGCGGCATCCTCTTCTGCTGAGAGTGCCAGAGTGATAGGCTTATTGCGGAAGTAATCAAACGTTAGGATCACGTTCTTATACTTGTATCCCTTGTTGTTCACGTCCTCAATAAACTCCTTGCGGCACGCGAGGGAATACATCCTTACCTGGATATCATCCTTGCACTCCATAAAATCCTGGGTCTTCTTGCCAGCCTTATAGTCAATAACGTGAATGGTATCTTCGTTCTCTTCAACCACCAAATCCATGAAGCCTAGAATGGGCACATCGGGACGCCCCGCAAGAGGAATCTGGAATCGATATTCTGCACCAGCAATGGCACCCTTCTCATCTTTCAAGAGCTTGGGCCAGATCTCCTGGTAACGTGCCATCACCTTCTCCAGCATAGTGATGGACTCATCAAATAGAGGCTTCGGGCATCCAGTGAGTGCATCCAATTGTTCGTGTGAGATGCCACACCGATTCTCATCAGTCTCAGCATGAGGACATACGTCACACAGCTTCGGCTTCTGGTGATACTCTTTGACCTTGGCCCAGACCAAGGGTGACTCCATCATAGCCATTTCACCATGACGATCAAGCGTCTCTAGCTCGCCCGCGTACCCCTTGTACAGACGCTTCATCCAGTCTGTATCTTCTTCATTAGAGTAGAACTCTAACACGTCATGCAAAAGAGAGCCATGAGCAGCACCCCAATTGGAACGCATCGTAGCATGCTCAACATACTTCAGCCAATACTGATATTTGCACGTATCAAAAGTTTTGATTCTACTGGCAGAAATGTTTGATAGTTTAAGCATTGTATAGTCCCAAGAATGTCTCGTGTAGTTCTTCCACTGACATGTCACCACAGTCTCTTTCCATCGGTAATTCTACACGATGAAGATTGAAAATATCACCAACGACACGCTGCATGCGGACCCATCCCTTCTCGCCGGGAGATTCCTTATCCTTATATTTTGAAGGATCGTCAGCGTCATACGCAACATACAAGTCATTGATACCGTGCTGTACCAATAGAGTCCTGTGTGTCGCACAAAAGCTAGTGCCCAGCGTAGCAACCCAATTGTGAATGCCAGCCTCCTCTAACTTCATGCCATCCAGCGGCCCCTCTACAAGAATAAGCTCCTTCTTTAGACTGAGGAACTTCTTGGCTCTGTGCAAGTTGAACAGAATAGAGCTAGTAAAAAGCTCTCCACGCTGAGGCCATTTGTGATAGTGTCTGCCATGTACCCACTTGGCATACTTGATTCCCTTCTCCTCGAAATACTCCTTGGGACGCACTGTGCGTCCAGTGTATCCAACCAAGTATCCTTCGTGATCCCGCACAGGAAACACTACTCGGTCGTGCATGAACGTTCCAGGCTTCTTCCAATATCCCACACGATAATTGTTCAATACCGTCTTGTCAAAACCACGACCGAGTAGGTACTCTGGCTCAGGCTCCAAGAACGCAAGATTGTCTTCAGATAGCGGCTCGTGAGTGTGAAGGCTGGTACCACGTACCTCATAGATCGGCGGCGGGGCTTCGTCAGTGATGTCTACACTGCGTTCCGCAAGACGATCAAGAAGCCACTTCGCAGTCTCATGAAAGTTCGTTCCTAAAACGCTACTAACAAGTCCGAAGACATCGTTGCCACGATCTTCCTCACAGTGATGAGTCCAGCACACCCACTTACCAAGATCCATACGCCACGACCACGCCGTTTCGTTGTCACCATCGCCACCATGCTGCTTACATGAACAGGCAGACTGAATCAATCCGCCGCTATCCGTATATCGTACATTCAGCTTGTCTAGAATATAACCAATGTTACGGTTAGCGTGGTTCTTCAGGTTCTTCTTCTTTTCAGGAGTCAGACGCATCGTCCTTCTTCTCCTTTTCTTTTGCCTTATCGGCCTTCCACTCGTCCAACCTACGTTGACGCTCAGTATTGAAATTGATCGAGCTACGTCCAATCTCAGAGAACCAACCATGACTCAAGTCAGTATTGAAATTGATGTGATGAGTATTGTTACCGCCAGTACCATAACGAGCACCGAAAATCTCGATGTAGTGTGAGCCAGCACTATCAAGTGCATGCTCATCATCGGTCTTCTTCTTCAGGTGGCTAATCGACGTAACGTTCTCACTAATTCGCTTACCGCCCGCCACCTGTTTGAATCCACCAGTAAGCTCATTGTTTGTTTGACCGAAGGCCAAACAAGGGACGTTGTACTTCTTCATCAGTTCATGCAACTGACCCACATTCAAGCCGTGCATCTGCCACTCGGCAACACCTTGCTTGATGCCGTCCATGGTCGCGAGCTTGATGTAATCATAGACGATCAAGCAGGGCGGCACCATGCTGTCTCGACTAGGCTTGACTTTCGTGAGAAGCCAACGACGGATGTGAGGAATCACGTCCTTCATGTCCATGCCAGCAATAGACTGGTAATCGAGCGGTAGCTGCGAGACGCGACGACGGAGTTCTGGGTCTCTCATTCGTCGTCCAGCACCTTGAATGTCTATCAATATTTGAGGATCGGTAACGCCGTTCTTCTTGAGTTCTTCCAAACTCATCTTCCAAAAGCCGGTCTCAATGTATTGGTAAGGAACCTTAGCGGCCATACCAACAAGACGAATCCGTTGGTCGTGCTCATTCAACTCACTATCCAGAATGAGTACAGGCAAGTTGCGTGCTGCTGCCGTCAGTGCGGCTCGTGTGGCAAACTGAGACTTGCCAGCCTTAGCCGTCGCGACCACGAACGTGATCGCTCCGTTTCTGATCTGACCTACGGCCTCTTGCCACACGGGGTGACCAAGGTTCAGGCCAATATGCCCCGGCTCATCAGCCAGCTTGTCAATGAAGTCCCAGATGTCTTCAGGCAGGCTGATGGTCTTCGTCTCGCCATGATCCATCAACGAGACGTTAGTGACTACGGCGTCCTCAACCTTAGCAATGATGTTTGACAGGGGGTCATCAGTAGTGGTAAGGTAGTCCGTCATCTCGTTGAATGACGAACGGTAACCAGCGATTAGTGTTTGTCGCTTGACCGCCAGGAAAAGACTATCAAGTTCAGGGCGTCCAATCGCCTCCGCTTCCGTGAAGAGTTCATCAAGCCACGCTCCACCCTTCGTGACGGACAGATAATTCCCATGACCAAGAGACTTGGCCTCAGCCACAATCTTAGCCTTAGTAAGCTTTGTCGTCTCCTTATCAATAACCAAAGATCTCATGGCTTCGAAAGTCATACGAGTAGCATCGTGAGTGAAATCTTCTTCACCCAAGTATTCGACATGATCGAACAGTTTGTCGGGAAACCCAGCAATACCTGCCAGGAAGACCTTTTCTGCTGCAACGTTACTCACGAGATTCCTGAATCAATTTCTGTAGGTCTTCTGCTGAAAGATGTGCGTCCCGCACTTCCACAAGTGTGATATCGTTTAGCTCGCACCACAGCCTCTTGCGTTCATCACGCTTCTTGGATGCCGTGAAGCCATGCTTTGTGCCATGGAAAAACTTGTTGAATTCATCGTGCTGTTCACCTTGAAACTCGAAAGCCAAACCATGATTAGGTAGAAAGAAGTCAATGTATAGTCGTTCGTCAGGAATGGAAAACTCTTCTAGTAAAGTCGCTTTCATGCCATAGGTCTTCTGAATCTGTCTGCCTAGATTATGCTGCCCCTTGGACTTCGATTGACTGAGAGACCTTACAGGATACTTGGATGGCACGATGTTCAGTCGTACCTCCTGATTACTGAGGTTCTTGAATCTCATCTAGGAAGGCGTCCACAGCATGATGTCCACCATCGATCATTCCGGCAAGCTCTGCTTCTAGTTTCTCAGTCAACTGACTATCCATGAGCAACCTGCGGGCAGCATTAAACTGTGTCATACAGGTCTCTTTTCTCTCGCCATCGATTAAAACGTACTCACCAGTAGCACGATCAATGCTTGGCAGATACGCTTGCTTGCCCCCCTTGCCTCCCATTTTCAGAACGCCAAACTCACAACAACGTGTGACTAACTCATGCTCACGGAAAATGCCATTCTTGAAAAGGATGGGGAAGGCCCCCTCATCACCATCGGGGGCCACCTTGTTCTTCACGATCTTATAGCGGATCAAAACACCGATACGTTCACCGTCCGCATCCGTAATGATCTCCTGCTTGCGGGGCTTGAACAACTGAATACGCTGTGAAGCATAAAACCCAACAGCGTTACCACCGGGAGTTGTCGTGGGATCGCCATACATCGTAATCTTGTCACGAATCTGGTTGATGAAAACCAAGCTCACCTTGTTCTGTGACGAAGCGTCGATGAGCTTACGCATCGCATCAGACATCAGCTTCGCAAGGTTGCCCACCTTGCTCTCGCCAATAACGCCAGACAGCACGGCCTCGGGTTGTGCTGCGTCAATCGAGTCCAGACCAGCAATACCATTAGGAACCATGGAGGCAAACTTACGCATCGCCTCTAGTGCCTGCTCACCATTCGACGCATTGATAATCCACAGAGGGCACTCACCCTGCTTGCCAGCCTTCATGGCGGCGATAGCTTCATCTAGATATGGTCTT